GTGCCACAGATATGGCTTCTTCCTTCAAGAACGTTGCTGACACTATACTGGCAAAGATTGATGAAGTTGCGAAGTTCCTAGAGCTTCCCAAAGGATTTGATCTGGTTGGACTACTCTTATCTGTACTCTCCTTGATTAGTGCATTTAACAGCAAGAATTGGCTCTCCATGACAGCTGCTCTGGTTGCTATTGCACGAGTTTTGGATATTGATTACGGAAAGTGGTTTGGGAAACTCCAAGAAATGTTTGCTAAGCTCATGAAGAAGGACAGCCCCACTCAAATGCAGGCTCAGATGCTTGACTTGACTGGGATTCCATTTCTTCAGGTGCTTGGAACTCTTGGAGTTACTTTGACCTCTATGATTTGCACCGGTGGTTCTACCAACATCACTAAGCTTATGAAGCACTTGAGTGAGTTTGGTAGGGCTGCTATTGGATGGACTAAACTGGCTGATTTGTTTATATGGTTTAAAGATCACTTCTTGGATGTGTACTATAGGAATGTTAAAGGAAAGACTTTGGAGCAATTCAGGCTTGAAGAGAAGTATCCTTCACTGGAAGCGCTTTTCTTCAGATGTGAATTGTTGATGAGTAAAGATTTTAAACCTGAGTACATTGAAAGGGATGCTGAAATTTGTAACGTGATTATTGATATGGACGAAGATATGAACAGGATGCGTCTTGAAGCTATCCGAGCTCGCGATAATGTGTTGACCAAGGTTTTGGACACATATTATAACGCGCTCAGGAAAGTGTTTGTTGCTGCACGTAACTCTGCTGTTCACTCGTATAAGGTTCGCCCCGCCCCAACCACTCTGTATATTTACGGAAAATCTGGAGTAGGGAAATCTAATCTTGTGAACTACATACGTGCTGCGATATACGCCAAGAAGTACAAGGACGATCCCAAATGGACACCGAACACAGTTTGTCATACCAGGAGCTCTGAGAATGAGTTTTGGGATGGTATTCTGCCTGGACAACCGATCATTCAGTATGATGATATCTTCCAGCAACAAGACTCCGTTGCTAATCCTAACCCAGAGATCATGGAAATTATCAGAATCAAGAATGAAGCACCGTATCACCTGCACATGTCTTCTATTGAAGATAAGAAATCCTGTTTTATGACTGCCAAGTATGTAATAGCTTCCTCTAATGTAAAACACTTTACGCCTAATTCCATTGCTGAGCCCCAAGCTTTGCAGCGGAGATGGGATATTTGTGTTGAAGTTATTGTGAACCCTCGTTACGGAAAAACCTCTCCTTGTGGTAAGTATCATATGATCTGTGACAAACAGCTTGCTACTCACTTCAAGGGGAAAGGATTCTGTAAGGACATTTATGTACTTGACGTGTATAAGATGGGAGACAGAGATACAGTGCTACACAAGAACCTATCCCTGGACCAGTTCATGGATTATTTCTGGGCACAATCAGAAACTACTCTCGAACAATCATCGAACCTTAATGACTCTATCTACGAGATGCTTGGTATTACTAAAGAAGTGAACGAAAGTGACTTTAGTAATCTCAAGAACAGTCTCAAGGATGGGCGACTGAAGGCTCAAATGGCTGATGGAAATGACGAAAATGACTCCGACTCTGATGACGAAATGTTTGAAACCGAAGACGACTTACCCCGCGACCAATGGCTTACAGAGGATGCTGATAGTAAATACGATTGGAACAAGGACTTGACTATAGACACTCTCGTCAAATGCGTACCACCTCAACCAGGAATGTTGGAACGAGCACGAAACCGCGTAAAGAAACTCTCAGAGCGCGTTAAAACGGAGGTAGCTCCTGTCTTCGCTAAAGCGCTCAAGGACTTCCTATGCTCACGATGGTTCGTATACACAGTTACACTTGCTGGCATGATGGGCTACAAGTGGTGGGCTGGACATTTTACTTGTAAAAAGTTTACAGCCCGAACCCTTGCTGCCTTGAAAGTAGCAGAATGTAATTGTTCACTATGCGGAAATATCAAGACGTCCTCAATATTTGGAACGGACGCTTATGCACATGAGCTTCTAATCCAAATGGCCTCCGTTTCTGATCAACCGAACCCTGCTTGGTATAACTGGATGATGGCGACTCTGCGAGGCACTAAAACAGAATGTGTTACCGAGGCTCTTCGGGAACACAAGAATTTTAGTGACTCGCTCTTTGATCTTGGATATGCAGAATCGCGTGAGACCCAAACACGATTCAAGAACCCCTCTATGCGAGCTGAGTCCCGCGAAGTGCAAACTCGAGGCCACCCCCTCAAAATGCGCGCGGAGATGAAAGTTCCAGTATATGAGTGTAGGGAAGGACAAGTGACTTTTAAGGCACAAATGTCTGACTTGAACCAACAAGAACAATGGGAAAGCATAACGAACAGGAACATGGTTACACTGTCCACCTCAGGTGGAGAAATGAACGCCGTGTTTATCACTGGAAGGATTTTGTTGACAGTTCATCACTTTGTGGAACAGCTGGAACATAATGGTGGGGACTTCACACTAGTTACCCCCCATGGTAAAGACAGCTGTAGCACAAATCTGAGGAATTGCGAGACTATGCAACTGACTGACGCTTTTGGAAAGCCTTGTGACCTAGTTTTTATTGTGATACCTACTACTGCTAGTAGGAAGAGCATAATTTCTAAGTTTCATAACGCTAACGACATGGACAGGATTAATGAAGGCAAGATCGTAGTATCTGGCCTCAGGACATTGAATGGTGCTGAACGCTCTAGTGTGTTCAGCTTCTGTGACAATGATTTTTCGTTCATAAGTGGTAGGAAATACACATCAAACCACGGAATGAAAGAAGTATCACTCGGACTGGAATATGACCTCGACACTCGCAAGGGAGATTGTGGAGCTTTGGTTTACACCAAAAGTCCCTTTTTCTCAGGTAAGGTTGTTGGAATGCACGTAGCTGGATATAAAGGAACCGGAGCTGCAATCGTCATCTCTCGTGAGATGCTGGAGCGCAACTTGGCAAACCTGAACACCAGCGACAGGAACCTCGTGGACGGACGTCCACCATACTCGAAAATGGAAGCTGAAATGAAAGTGACCTTGGATGAGTCTGTGAGAAAGAACACTCTGGCTAACATGGGAAATTGCCTTTCACTAGGTACTTTACCAGCAGTTTATGCTAGCTCACAGACACAGATTAGGCCTTCTCTCGTCTCATCTACTCTTCAAACTCCTGACACTAAGCCCGCATATCTCAAACCCATAGATATTGACGGCGAAATTGTGGACCCTATGATCAAAGGTGTGCAGAAGGTAATGAATCAAGTCAGCCCTCTTGATGCAGATATCTTAGATATATGCGCCAAGGATGTTGAGATTCTTTACCACTCGAATCGCCCTGATAAGAAGGTTCTCACTTTCGAAGAAAGTGTGGCTGGAATTGAAGGACACGAATACCTGGCCCCTCTGAACCGTACTTCCTCTCCTGGATATCCCTATTGTCTTGACAACAAGGGACCAGGAAAGAGAGAATGGTTTGGATACGACGATTATGCCTTTTCCCCTGATGTGAAAGCGGATGTAGATGAACTCATCGACCACTGCAGAAACAACAGGAGAGGAGACGTAGTATGGATGGCTTGTCTTAAAGATGAACGCAGACCCATTGCGAAAGTCGAACAAGGCAAGACAAGAATGTTCACTGGCGGCCCTATGCACTTTACTATCGCTTTCAGAATGTATTTCCTGAAATTTATTGAAAATTTAATGGAAAATCGTATTGAGAACGAAGTAGGTGTGGGCACCAATGTATATTCACTGGACTGGCACAAAACTGGACTAGCACTGACTAGCAAAGGTGAGAAGGTCATTGCAGGAGATTTCTCCAACTTTGACGGCTCCCTTTTGCAGGATGTATTATGGAAAACCCTTGATATCATCAACAGATGGTATGACGACGGACCTGAAAACGCACGTATTCGATCTGTTTTGTTCGAGGAGGTGTGTAACGCTCGTGTGCTGGTTAAAGATGAATTGATTCAGTGGGATCACTCCCAACCTTCGGGAAACCCGGGGACTGTAATAATCAATTCTATGTTTAACCAGATCATGATGCGTTATGCGTACCTTCTCTGCAAGGTGGAGAATGACGGCACTCTGGAACTGGACTTCAGACGACATGTATCTTTACAAGCGTTTGGAGATGACAACTGCCTTAACATTAGTGACGAAGTGATTGACTGGTTCAATCAAGACACTATAACAAAGGCTCTGGCTACTGTTGGACTTACCTATACTGATGAAGCGAAGACTGGAGTTGCTGCACCATACAGAACTCTTGAAGATATCAAATATCTAAAGAGAGGACTGATACGTGATGCTAACGGCTACTTTCGCGCTCCTTTGGAAAAGGGTGTCGTCCAGGAAATGGTTAACTGGGTTCGTGGATTGAAAGGTTCAGGCAAAGATGAGACATATGAAAATTGTGAAGCATCTATGCGTGAAGCTTATTTCCACGGAAAGGACTACTACGAAACGAACAAGGACCTTCTCTCCAAAGCTCTTCTTGAGAAAGGAGTGAAGAGACGCTTACCGGAATACTCTGAGTTGCACAGTTTTTACAACAAGCAACTCTTCGGATAGACGAATACCTCGAAAACCTGGACTGCTAGCAATCAAGGATACCTGAACTTGAATGTGGAAGATCTTCTAGGTGGGGATACTAGCACTATCCTCAGACATGCGTGTTTACGCGGGTGTGTCTTAAAATAAACCCAAGGTTGCATTTAACGATAACGTCCGTTTCTGTGTAAAATTAAATTACGTTGCTCAAATTCAAGAAAATATTACATTAAATGAATCCGAAACAACCGAAATTTCAACTGTCGTTGAGGCTCAGGAGTCCAACACTCCCATGCCTTCAACTATCACCTCAACTTCAAATACTAACGAATCTGAACATCATCTCAAGGACTTACTCTCTCGTGAAATTCTCATTGACGCATTTGAATGGAAAACCACTGACCCGACCATACCTCTGTGGCTTGGAGAAGATGACTATATAAGTGGATCAGAGAACTTCATGAAACAGTATATTTTGCCTCAAGCTCTTCTTGATAAATCTTCTCTTGTACGCCAAAAGCTTAACAACTTCCTGTACATGAGATCAGACATTGAGATAGAAGTAAAGGTGAATTCCAATCCGTTTCAACAAGGAGAACTCTTGCTTGCTTACTTCCCCAAATCACTGGACACAACCCGGTTTAGAGCCACAGCGAATGAGTTTCTAGCATCAGTGACTTCTGCCCCTCATACTTACATCAAACTTGAGCAAGGAAACAGTATGAAGATGACCATACCATATGCCAATGTGTTGGAGCACTTAGATTTATCTAAGCCTGACAACATATATGGTGTAGTCAACTTGTACTGCACTTCAAAGCTTAAGGGACCAGTAGGTATTGAGAAAGCAGTGGTTAACGTACGTGCCCGATTTGTCACACCCGAAGTGTATGTCCCAACCGACAACTCGCTTCTATCAAATCAGAGGTACATGGAACTCGAAATCCAGGCTATAAACAAGATCAAGAACCGCATCACTCAAGTTAACAACAATGGAAAGTGGCGTGCACATATGTCTGAAGGAGAAAAGGAAGGACCTGTCTCAAAGATTGCTGGAACAATAGCATCTGTAGGTGAAGCACTCACTCCTATTCCTGTAATAGGGCGTGTAGCTGAAGTAACCTCTTGGGTAGCTCGCGCAGCCCAAGGAGTTGCCACCTACTTTGGTTGGAGCAAACCAGTGTCTCAGATTATGCCCAGACCTATTGTAAATAGGCCGGCCGCATATATGGGAAATACTGAAGGACAAGACGCCTCTCATGTATTAGCCCAAATCTCTGACAATGCTATTGATTCAACTGCTATGGTTCCAAGTGATACCGACGAACTCGCTCTGGGTACTATCTTCTCGAGACCGAACACGATCTTCAGGAAGACTATTACAAAGAATGACTTCGTTGGAAAGAACTTACTTTTCTCTTGGGAAGTGAGTCCTTTCGCGGGATATACACAACAACCTTACTCTAACGGACAGGACTTTGCACTCGGAAGCTTCTCATTTGCATCCATGATGGCCAAGTTTTGGAGGGGGAGTATAGTCTACAGTTTAAGAGCGATTAAAACCCAATATCACTCTGGCAGAATTGTAGCTGTTTACTTCCCCAACAGGACTGTTTTCGACATACCTGAAACTTTGAATGAAGAAATCACAACTAATTCTAATATTATTTTTGATCTTCAAGCAAAGAGTCAGGAGGAATTCTCTCTGGAAAAACCCATAGTTATTCCCTATACTTCAAATGAACCTTGGAAAAGAACTCTGTGGAAGGATCCGGATACAGGTTTGTACGACGCTAGATCACTTAACACCTCGTGCGGAATCGTGGGAGTTTATTGTTACAATGAACTCGTTTGCCCCGAAAACGTAGCGCAGGAAGTGACCTTTATGCTGTCTGTCAAGGCTGGTTCTGATTACGAGTTATCTCTACCGCAGATTCAACTTCAAGGCGGCTTTGCTAGTTCTGTACAGATTAACATCGGTGCAGAAATTGCCAACGCCATCAACTCAGCCTATCCCGTGGACTTTTACACTTTAACCGGTGCTATTGGAACCACGCCAGACTTTGTTGACTCATCTGGAGGAACGACCACCGTTATTAGACAGTCTGCGGGTGTGGGTCCTGAGTGGCTTCTGTTAGAAGGACAGTCTACTGCCCTCCCTGACGGAATTCACTCGGACACACTCTTCGTAGATTGGACTAGTAATGTGGAATACTATGCTGACGGAAACGCTTCTTTCACAGTGGAGGTAAGAGACGGCTTGTTCGTCAGTTGTGTGTCTGATTATCTCACAGTGTATACAGATATTCCCATAGAAGATGCTGTATCTGTGGCTATCTCTGAAATCGTGTTTGAGGCTCAGATGGGAGATCCAGGTGCATCGCAACCTATCCCAGATGATTCTTTCATGGCGAAGAGCATACCACACAAGAACACTAGTCAACACACAACTGGAGAATACTTTAGTAGTCTCCGACCTCTACTAAAACGGTTTTGCAAAACTGCAAAGATAGATGCCACAACACCCGTGACATTCCATCCTTTCCAGTTTAGCAATTACGAATCCTCTACACCCAACTTACCTAACGGTCAGCGGGTGTGGACAACTGAAAATGGCGGGAATACTCTCCGCGAATCGTGGGTATCTCTCATTTCCTATCTCTATAGATTCAGTGCTGGTTCTGGTAGATTCAAAACTTTCATTCCTTTTGATTGCTCTGTGCAAACATCTTTGGATGTGAAAGATAGTCTCTACATAGAATTTGGCTATGAACAGATGGATCCTGTCTTTGTTACACCTGGTATGATGTCAAGCGTTGTTTAAGCTCATTTGCCATAC